TGAGGACATGCCGGATTGTGGTGCCGCCCAGCATGCCAGAAAGTTCTACGATTCTGGCTTCCGCCTTCGAGAGGGCTGTACGGAGGGCTTCGATGGTGTCGGCGGCCTCTAGAATATCGCAGGGCCGCGCGCTGCCGCGCAATTGCTCGATCAGTTCGTTCAGGTCAACCATTGTCCTGCCCCCGCTTTGCTGCGAGGGAGAGGGGCGAAGCGGTTGGAATTTCTCGCCACGCTACGGGCACGTTTTCCTCCCCGAGATCGCGGCCGATAGCCCACCCGAATGTCATCCACCGCCTGCCGGTTCCCATGTCCACCAGCATCCCGGCATAGACGCCATCGTTGCCGTAATAGTCCAAATTAGGAACGTGAATGAGGATCGCTTTGTTCGTCGGCGCAGTCTCGATAGGGTGCCATTCCCTTACCCCCGCTTCGGGGGCAGAGGGGCGGGGAGAGGCGGCGGATTCAAATTCTGCTTCGGTAATGAGGCCGATGCGAAGCATCATGCCGCGCTCGTCACAGGTAGCTTTTATGCCCTTGAGCCATGCCTCTTTTTCGATGGCGCTGATATCCACTGGCGCCCGGTCGTCTGTGGTGGCGATATAGTATGCCAGTTCGAAAGCGTGTTCCCGCGTCCACTTCGGGTTGGCCGATCCGCGCGACAGGCGCACGAACCAATGAAGCAATTCCCGCACGCGCTCGGCCTGCGTCTTCTGGTCGCCGGATATTTCCTCAGGCTTGAGGCCATTGGAGCGGAGCGCTTCGATGTTGTCTTTGTCGAGGCCGAACGGTTGAGCAACCGCCGCCCCCTCGCCAGCGGCTTCTTCCTCGTCGCTCGGCAGCACATGAACGCTAGGACCGTCGCCTAGCCACTTGTCATCGAATGGCTCGACGTTCCCCTCGACAGCGGCTTCGTCCTCGTCTCTCATTGTTCGCCCCTAAATTTAGGAGCGACCGACGCCCCGTGGTTTTCATGGAACCCATATTTTCTGTTGGCTCTTTGTCGGGCTGCGGCAGCATCAGAACGGTTCTCGAACAAGCCAAGATTGACGTACTTTCCGTCAACCGTCATGTGGGCGCGCCATTTTCCCGATTCTTCCTGGACAACGCCCACGATGTGGTCTTTTCGCCTGTTCTGACGCGATACATTTCGACAGTTCTGGGATCGGCTCACATCGCGCAGATTGGCGAACCGATTGTTACCTCTGTTGTGATCGATATGGTCGATCTCGCCTGCCGGCCAATTCCCGGTCATATATAGCCATACAAGCCTGTGGCTCCGGTACCCACGATCGAAGATGGAAATACTCGCGTAGCCAGTGGCCTGTGTGTAGCCGGCTGGCTGGCCTGCGCATTTCCTATTCCATGCGCGCCAGAGGGAATCATTTGGGAAGTATTTCCGATCGCGTGCCAGCCAGGTCACGATGCCCGTTTCGGGATCGTAGGAAACAAGTTCGCGTAGCATGTCTGCCGTCAGGGGCATTTGTCCGCCTCCTTTGCTGTTGAAGCTTGGGACGCGAGGGAGGCGATGTGTCCTGCGCCGCCACACTTGCCGCAAACCGTTCTGGCAAGAGTAAGGCGAGCGCCGCCTTTATCCTTGAAGCCCGTTCCGGCGCACTCAGAGCACTCCCCATCCACCGCCTCCCCCTCTCCGGCGGCTTGGGACGCGAGGGAGGCTTCGAGACGCGCAAGCAAAGCCTCCGCTGCGATACGGTTGTCTGAGCGCTCCGTGAAGTTCCGCTGAATATCGGCAACTCGCTCGCGGACGAACGCGACCATCTCCCCATCCACCGCCGCTGTCTGAACTGGCGGGGAGGATTGGAGGGCGGCGTCCCAAGCCTTGCGCGCAAATTCGATCCAACTATCAGGCGCTTGGAACTGATCCGCCCATTGCTCGAATGTCTGCCCCACCGGCACGGCTGGCGCTTCGGGAAGGGCGGAGAGCGCGCGACGGTTCCAAGCAGCGCGACATTCATCGATCTGCGGTCCCGGCATGCAATCTTCCGGGAATTTCACGTCCGGCCCGCGAGCGCCGCAGTCGCCACACCAGACCGCGATACGGTCATTCGATGCGCCCTGTGCGACAAAGGTGCCGCCGCAAAACGGGCATGGCTTGAGATCAGTCATCGGGTCTGCTCCTTGTACATCTGCCTCGGCGGCAGCGGCGGCTTGCTCATCGGGGCGCGGGGCTGCTTGGGACGGGATAGGCTGGAGGAGGGGCGAATTGCGCCGCTGTGCTTGTCGCGCTGCCTGTCAGCCTTGCGAGTGCGCTGGATATCGGCTGCGGTCTTTTCCGCATGGCATTGCCGGCATAAGACTTGGGCATTCGCCAGAACCGGCTCACCGCCCAAGATATCGGGCAGGATGTGGTCGACCTCTCCTTCGTGCGGCTTGAGGACGGCGTTGCACCGCTGGCAATTACCGGCGGCACGGACGAGCGCGGCTTGCCTAACCTTGCGGCTGAATTCCTTGCGGGCCATCACCTCACCTCCTGCTTGGGCAGATGCCGGCTCACGGCCTTGACGCGGACACGGTTGCGCAAAGTCACCTCGCGCCGCAGCAATGCCGTCATGGCCTCGCGCTTGCGGGAGACGTTTAGCTCTGAGAGATGAGAAGGCCGCTTCATGCCGACGTCCTCTTGGCAATTTCGGCGCGGTAGACTTTCCGGTCTTCGTTCATCACGAGCCGATCAGCGGCACTGATGCCGAAGCCTTGAAGTTCGGCCGAGATATCAGCGACTGCCTGATGTAGTTCTTCGAGGGTTAGGTGGTCGACGCGGGGAGGGTTAGCCGCGGCGTGTTTCAGAGCATGCTTGATGATCTGCGCGTAAGTAGGCATCGGCTCAAACTCCCTTCGCCTGCGCATAAGAGGAACTGGCCGGCGCCGAGACGGCACAATTGCCGCTCTCTTCAATGGCGCCGGCCGTTGGCCCGCCGCTCTGGGCTGGGCTCATACCGGACTTGGAGGTGTTGGGGGCTTGGTCCGGTGTATTTGGTTCGTTGAAGTGGACGCCGTTCTCAGCGCCCCATGCTGCAATGAAGTCGATGAGATCGGTCATCTCGTCTTTACTGAGATCCGATGACGACTGTCCCCAGGGGATGAAGGTCTTGCCGTCGAGCGAAGGAAGGAATGAAACCTCCTTGCCGCAGGCATGCATGAAGATCGCCTTCCACTGGTCGGTCGTGTAGTCCTTGCCCTGCTTGCGCATATGGGCCGCGACATCGGTGAGCATCGCCCAAAAACGGTCGTTCTGGGGCAGGGTGCGCTTCGGTGCCTTGAACTCGATACGCGTCCCCCATGGGGCCGATGCGACCCAGCGAGACGCTTTCTCGCGGTCGGAGTTGAAGGCTAGGACGACGAGGGCGCGTGCCATGTCAGCCGGCCCTCATGCTGTCGGCGTAGGCATTGCCCTTGACAGGCTTGTCACCAGGGAACTCGTCGGCGGACTGTTGATCGATCAGCTTACGCTTCGCCGTGCCGAAGTCCTGCTGCATGGCTTCGATCCATGCGCCGTTCCAGTCGTCCTTGCGGGCCTTGGCGACCCAGACCTTGTAGAGCGTGTCGAGCGCCAGGGTCGTGCCGCACTCGCTGATCTCGTGCCGCCATTGCTTCGGCAGATCATCGCCGCGCGCATCGACTTCCTTGCGCATGGATGAACTGGTGCGTGCCGCACCCTTGACGAACGACCATGGATCGGCGGTCCAGCGCTTCCACTGTTTCTTGCCGTTCCATTCGGAGGTCTCACAGGGCACCCATGGAGCCTCCAGGGCGTAGAGATAGCGCCCGATACCCCACTTCACCGCGGCACGCTTCAGCGCGTCTGAAATGGCCCCCTTTTCGGCCTCGACGTCGCTATCGCCGGCGCCGTCCGCCTTGGTTATCCATTCGCCATCGACGCGGATCGACAGGTAGCAGATGGTCCTGGCGCCGTGGAATTCGTAGCGGTCCTGCCATTCCGACGCGCCAAGCACCGAGTCCAGCCGATCCATCACGTCGCGGGCGTCGATATAGGCAAGCGCCATCGCCTTGGTGCCGTCCTTGGTGACGGACTGCGCGCGCCAGCTAATGGCATCTCGAGGAAATTCGGCGAATAGAAGCTTGATGTCTTCAGCGGTCGGCATCACGCGGCCTCCCCATAAGCAACGAGCATCCGGCGATGGATTTCGCGGGTGCGCTCGACGTCGGCCCGGCAATAGGAGGCGATGCGGTCATATTCGCCGGCCGCCCATAGGTCTCCGATCATGGAGCCGTCGATATCGCCTTTCCCCTCCATCCCGAGAGCTAGGCAAAGACGATCCATGCCGATGGTGTTCCGCTGGCCGGCGAAAGCCGTCATCGTATCGAAGCAGTCGGCGCCCCACGGTTTCGGATCGCGCGGGAACCATGACGGCATCCTGATGCCCAGAACGATCGCGCGCTGCCAGAGGAACCGGATATCGAAATTAATTACGTTGTGGCCGATGATGGTGACGGGCGCATATGTTTCGGTCTGCACCTTCACGGCCCATGACGCGAGCACGCTTCGGATCGATTCCGCTTCGTCGGCGGCATCCTCGATCCACTGGCTTGTCGAATAGCCATCGTCCCACGCCCACCCGATGCAGCATACATGCCCTACAGAGCCGTCCAGTGCCGTCTTGGCGATGGCATCCTTTGTTGCCGCTGGCTTCTCGTCACGCTCCCACGCCGCTATCGTGTCGGCTTTCTTGTAATTTGCCGGCGGCTTGATGGTGTCGGCGATCCGCGCATGGACTTCGGAGGATTGCGACGGAATCGTTTCGATATCGAGGTAAAGGAACATGTCAGTTCTCCTGCGATGCAAGCCTAACGGCGGTGGCGTAGTGACGCCAGAAACGGATGGCGCGACGCAACTCCAACCGATGGGCAAAGCGCCATCCCGGTTCTTTGAAGCGAAGCAGACGGGCCGCGTTCTCTCGGCACATCTTGGCGGTCTGGAAATCGGCATCCGCGCGGAACCGCTCAACAAAATCCGGGATGCGCGATAGATCGGCTTGCGTCACGCCGCTCTCCTGCGTTCGTTCTCGATCTCATCCGCCAGCGCGCTGAACCGCGCGGCTTCGTTAAGCTGGTGCTTGGCTTCGGCGATCTCGCCGGCATCGAGGCAAGCGTTGGCCCATCGACGGGCGCGCAGCGTCATGGCTCTGTACTGTCCTGCCGGCCTCGGCATATCGAAGTCGTAGAGCGCTCCCGCTTGGGCATACATGGCGGTCATGTGGTCGGTCATGCTCTGCCACCCATGTCGCCGTTAATGGACGTCTTGCCGACCTGAACGCTGGCAGTAGAATTGCCATCGATATGATGCGCGATAGTCTCAGCCGCCTTCTCAAGGATGGCGTTCAGGACATCGGTCGGCTCAAACTCGGTGTTGTCGGCGAAGCTCCAAAGCATCGACCCGATAGCGGCGCCGGCGGCCTGGATGAGCAATTCGATGTCGACGCCCTTGTTGACCTGGCGAAGTTGCCAGAGGGCGAACTGGACTTGCGTTTCCTGACAATCGATCTGCGCGTCAACAAACTGGTGGTCGCGCTTCTTCATGGAGGATGGCCGCGGCATGTCGTTCATGCCGACGAAACTGGCGCGGATGGTGCGCTCGGCTTCCGTCATGTCGTAGTGGACGTGATCCATCACACTCCCCTCAGCCCTGCGATCTGGCGATCGATCCGCGCCTTGCGGGCCGGCACTTCCATGTGAGCTGGCGAATAGTCGAGACGGTCGCGCTCGGCTTCTAGCCTGGCGATCGCCTTCGCTTTTTGTGCCGGCGTCATCTGCATGAGCGAAGCAATTTGCTCGTCATGCTTGCGCTGGTCTTCTGCAGCGAGAAACAGCCGGTATTCGATATCTTCGACGCAGGCCCGCACGGCGCTGGAAAGGCACCAGTGATGGCTCTGATGGCCGATCCAGGCGATGTAGTCGCCATGTGCCGGCATGGTGATCACGCGGCTCTCGTGGCCTAGGCGGACTTCCCAGCGACCGGGACTGGTTTCGACGTAGCTCGCCTCGCTGGCGGTGGTCGGGGTGTGCGCGGTCATGGCTGGGTGCCTTCGGCTTTGGCGATGACAGCTTCAATCCTGTCCAGCAAATCGCTGGCTCGGTTGAACGGCTGCACGAAGTCGGCGCATTCGTTCAGGATGGTCAGCATGTCGGGAGCAGCGGCGATCAGGCGGGCGTTTGCTTCCGCTTTACCGCTGGTGTCTTGCGGCAGTTGGCAAACGAAATAGTGCTCGCCAGCCCGAACAATGTGCGTGTACGCGTCAGACTCTTCTTGGTAGCGCCACGGCCCAGGCGTGAATTTCGTCGCTTCGCTCATAGTCGTATCCTTCACCTGGCTTGCTGGGAGCTATGCGGCGTCGTCTTCGAACCGTTCGACGCCCCACAGAAGTTTGTGCATGCGCCGATGCTCTTCCTCGGGCGCCTGTTCCTCGCTCCACGGCTGATCTCCGAGGCCGTCCGAATAGGTTGTGAACCGACCGACCTTGGCACTGATCGCGCCCTCATCTAAGTAGCTGTATTCGAAGCGCAATTCGCCGATGTGCCAGAGCGCCAGCAGCCAGCCGTAAGGCGTTGACCACGCCGTTTGGAACGTCAGAGTGAGCGTGTCGTCAGTCGTGGCGATGGTCTTGTAGCGGCCGCCTTCATCGATGCCGTAGGCGTTCCACTTCGTGCCCCAATTGGCGCGCGCCCAGTCGAGAGCGTTGCCGGGGAAAACGGCGTGCTTCTGGCCGACGCTGCCCTGCCAGATGTTGCTCGGGATCGGTAGAAGCGTGCCGAAGTCGATGGGGCTCTCAGGCCCGCGACAAAGCGCCAAGATCGCGCCCTGCTGGTCGGCGTCGATGTTCTTGAAGCGGATTTCAGTCAGGACGTGGTTCGGCATCATCATCTTCCTTCGTTTACCCAGAGCATCAGGAGCGGGGAGGGGCTAAGGGGCGGCATCCCAATCTTTGGAAATTGCGCTTTCCGCTTCGTCACGGCTCACGCCATCCGCGATGCGATGGCCCGATCCATCAATTGACCAGACCGTGAATTTGCCGCTGTCTTCGTGGATGCAGTGCCCCGTGTCCTCAACGCCCCGATAGGACGAGCCGAACGAGCCGTTCCGGCGCATGTAAATTTTGGCGACTTGGCTCATCTCGTCTCTCCTGCTTCTTCCCATCGGCCCGAGGGCTTGTTACGTGGTGTGGTGGGTTAGGCGGCGGCTCGCTGTTGGTGGTTCGCCGCGAACACAGCCCGAGAAAACCCGAGCGGGGTTGCCGAGCGGAAGTCTGCGCGATCTGCCGAAGGCGGGGCCTTGTGGATGCGGTCGTCAGGCTTTCCGAGCCACGGGGCCGGCTGCTTGGGCGGCATCACAAAACCGTTGTGAGCCCAAATGCATGTCTTCTTGGTGTAGTTGTCGTCTTCGCAGAGAGCCGCGTAGTCGGACGGATCAAAGTAGAAGTCCGGCTTGCCGATATGCGGGATGCTGGAAAGGACGCCGACCGGGTTCTCGTTGAACGACGGTGCGCCAGACCAGCGAAGCACCTGCCGACCGGCCTCGAACATCTCCAAGGCGTCGCGCAGCATGTAGCTGCCCTTCTTGAGGAAATCCCTTGCGCCCGATCCCGAGACATGGGTGCATGGCGACCAGCAAGCGCCGAATGCGACGTGCCGTCCTGCAGGCGGGGACCAGTTGCGAACGTCACCCCACACGTAGTGGATGACGCCAGCACCTACCCGCTCTTCGCGGTCGCGGCGGATCGAATGCTCGATATCAACGCAGTAGCATTCGTATCCGGCTGCGGCCCAAGGGTGAACGAAGATGCCGGTCAGATCGCAAAGAGAGACAACGACTGACATCACCGGCCCCACTTCTTCGCCAGTCTGGCGACGGCATCGGCAGGCGACTTACCAGCGTCGAACATCGGCTCGACTTCGGACATGAGCGTCGGAGGAAGGCCGCGCTCCTGCGCAAGCGACTCGACCTCGAAATGCCAGTAACTGAACGCCGCGACCGGAGACGCGAATTTCAGACTGTCCAGAAAATCGGCTGCTGCGTTCATCATCGTTCTCCTTCATCGACCGTCGGCGCGGGGCGCTGTGTGGTCTGTTGGGGTTCAGGCTGCTCGGCAAAGCACGATGTCGACCGAATGCCCGTCGACCTTTTCCTCGACCAGCTTCACGCTGCCGAACCGGTTGCCGTTCTCGTCCTCGACGTTGACCGTCGCCAGATCGATGCCGGCGTCTTCAATGTCCTGCAGGAACTCGGCCAGGGTCTGCGCCTTGTCGGTAAGCGGCCGGTGGTCGGTGACGATCTTCATGGCGGCGTCCTCTGTTGTTGAGGACCATATTCGCGATAATCGCAAAGATAGTCAAGCGAAAAGATCGCGATAATCGCAAAAATGTTGACACGACATTTGCGAAGGCGCAAAAGAAAAGCGCCGGCGGGATGATCCGCACGGCGCGCGAGGCAAGGTCAAAAGTCGATGCCGTTATACCGTAACAGTCAGCGGTCCGCAACGGAAATCACCGCCTCGCGGCGCAAAATTCGCAACATCTTGCGTCTGCTCGGAGGTTCCCGGCAAGACATTGCGTCTAGAGCGCTTAAGGCGGCGGTTTTTTCTGAGGTGTCTCCCGCCTGCTCCGATCATCCGGCGCATGAAACCTCACGCGGTTCCAGGTTCAGCATAAACCTGGCGGTTGAGACGGGTAGGCGCCGTCCGAATGCTTTGGATGCGAGCTGAGGAGTAAACCGCGCGACATACCCTCAAGCTCTTGAGACGGCCTGGTCCACCGGCGGAACGGACAGCGCGGGATATCTCAACTTCATAGCATCTCGACCCGTCAGCATAGGGCTGGGTCGTAAGGGCGGAACCCCTTGGGCTTGAGGGTGAACGTCTTGATAGGTCGAGGTGCGTCTACATTTCAGGATGAAGCATATGCGCGCGAGGGAATTTCCGTGGCGGGACGATAGCCGAACGATCAACAGATTTCCGCGGTGCCGCGCGTATTTGAAGGCCATGCGGATCAAGTTCGATGACCCGTCACAGACGGATTACTGGCTGGCTGTTTCGATGTCGGATGCCTTCACGGAAAAGACCCTGGCCAAGCACGGAATCAGCTTCGACACGATGAGGGGTGCAACGCTTCTCACGGCTTTCGAGGGCATCCTTGCCGCAGAGGCCAAACCGAAGAAGCCAATCAAGGCCAAGGCGGCTACCACACTAATAGCCGGTCTTGAGCAAATAACCGCTGCTGTAAGCGACGCGGAGATTCGCGCGGCCATGACGCCCAAGGGTGGGTGGAAGGCCAAGACGCTGGCAGGGTGGGGCGTTACATGGCCGCCGCCGCACGGATGGCGCCGGAGGCTTGTCGAAAACTTCGAGGCCCAAGCCGGCTAGCGCGGCTCCATGCTCTTCACCTTAGCAGCCCAGACGATCTCGACATCGTTGATCGTCGGCTCGGTGTTCGAATCGAGATGGAAAAAGCCTGGCGTCTTGGCGCGGCGGATACGCTTGACCAGCACGCGGTCATCTGGAAGGCCGACTACGCATAGCACTCCGATCATGTCGGGCGTCACCGGCGAGCGCACGTCGTCATAATAGACCAGCCATTGATCGAAGAGGGCGCCCAGACTCTCGCCTCGGATCTGAACGGCAACCGTGTCAGGCGTCATTCCCTTGGGGGCCTTCACCCGCTCAAGCTCGCCCTGGGTGTCGGCGTAGAAGTGGGCGGCAGCGCCGGCGCCGACATAACCGACAAGCGGGACGGTCTCATCGTCCTCGAACGATTCGTGCTCGACGCCGAAGAATTCGCGCATCTTCTCCAGCTCATGCGCGCGTATCTCCCGAGTTTCCTTGTTCGGGTCGGTATTCATCATACGCGTGATGGCGTCAGGACGCACGTTGAGAAACTTGGCCAGCGCGCCCTTTGCACCATGGCCGCGCTTCGCCAGTTCGGCCTGACCCCAAAGCCGGATTTCTCGCTGCGGGTCGCTCATGGCGCGATATTCGCGATGCTCGCAAAAATTCCTATCGCGAAGTTCGCGAAAATCGCTTGACATAAAGTCGCGATAATCGCAAATATAGCGGGCATGAGCGATACCCATCTCAATCCGGCCAAATCAGTCATCGCCAAAATCGGCATCGACAAGGTGTGCGCAATCACCGGGAAGCACGTCTCGCGCGTGTACCGGTGGATGTACCCGAAGGAGCGCGGCGGCACGGGCGGCCGCGTCCCCCAGGAAGATGCCGAGAAGCTGCTTGCTTACGCCAAGGATAAGAGCATCGACCTCTCGCCTGCAGACTTCTTTGCCGACGCGGCGTGACCTCAATGCTGGATGAAGTGATCTCCCTCGACCAGTTTCACCGCCAGTTCCCGCGCGGTCTTCAAGATCGCAAGCTGAGCATCGGCGTTCGACATGATGATGTGAACTCTCGGGACGTAAATTACCCTGTCGCCCACCCGGCGCTCGGCTACGAGAACATGGCGCGAAACCGTGCCCATATTCTCGATACGACCGACACCAGAAACGAAATACTCCGGCACGGCGGCCGGTTCGAAAATGCTCAATTGCGCCTCCCAAACAAGCGGGGAGGTTGTTGTTGGTCTTCCCCGCACGTGAAGGCTGAAACGGATCGGCTGTCGGCTTCAAGCGCATTTCAGCAACTGTTCACCTTAAGCTCAGCTTATCAACAATCAATTGTTAACGACTGTAACCAGCGCGTGAACTTCTCGCGCGGCGGTTTCATGAGGGGTGACTAATGTCTTCTGCCCCAAAGGCAATTCGCCGCAATCGGCCCATCCTCGGGCATTCGTCTTCCCATTCGATGGAGTCCTGTTCATGAGCGAGCCAATCACTTGCATCGTCTTCAAAGAGTGGACTTCCGACATGGCCGACGCGGCATATGAGTTCGCGGCTCAAATGAGTGACGAAGGCGAGCGTCAAGCAACGATTGTCGGGATGCTCCATATCGCCTGGCCCCGTCTGCTTGAGGCGTCCAGCCGCAGCTACGTCGCCGCCCTCCACTCCAAGACAGCAGACAGCGAGGCGGCGAAGTGAGCGCCTCATCATCAACCCCGACGCGCGTTGCCGCTCGAAAACGGCACCGTAAACCCGCCGGCTACCTCATTCGCGTCAAGGCGCGGGCAGGGGGTAGTGACGACCGAGATTCCTCCCCTCGGGCCGGCATTTTGTCGATTAGAGTCAACCTGCCCGCAAACCAATCCGTTGCCGTCCTCCCCACTTCCGGCAATTGGATCTCTGCCGTTTCCTCCCTCGGCAGAGTGACTGCGGCCAGAGTTCTTGAGCGCGGCGGACCCCTTAGTTGCGCTCGAACTCTGGCCGCTATTTTCCAAGGCTACGCAGGGACAGGCGGCCTCGGAACTGCAATCTTGGCCGGTGCCAAGTCCACCACCGGCAAGTGTTTTTCTCTTCTTCGCGCGCTCGTCCAGCTTCGCCAAAAGTCTACGAGCTGCGTCTTCCATGCTCTCGAATTCCCGCCAGTCGGGCTCCCTTCGTTGCTTGCTGCTCATGAAAGCAACGTAGCAAAGGGTTTATGTCATGAGCGGCAAGTCACATGTAAAGGGTAACAAAATGTCTGTGATCGATATCAACGATCCGATGTTTGCAGGCAGAAGCGCCAAGAAAATGGCGTCAGACCTGCTGGGGAAGTACCATCGTGGTCCGGGGGACAACATCGAGACCGCAGCATACCGTATTCAAAGCGAGTGTGGGGTAGACGCCGATATCATTCTGCAGGGGTGGAACAGACCGCCGAGGGGGATGCTTACTCATCGTTGGCTTCCTCTTTTCCAAGCCTGGTGTGCGGCCGGCTTTGCGAGAGCTGATAGAGCGTACGACGAGGAAAGGGCGCGCCATGATGACACTTCGGCGCTTGTTAGGCTGGCTGATCTTGTGGCTGGCAAGAAAGCTGAGAGGGAAATGAAATGAGCGACATATCTGAGAAACTGTTTGACGAGACGGTACGCGTCGAAGCGATCATTTGGATTCCGGGCGCGGTGGCCGACCCGGAATCTACGCCAGATGCTTTTCGGGAAGGTTTTTTCGAGGATATCATCGACGGCAACACCGACGAACTTATGCGCTCTCTGCCGGGCCTGAAACGAGCGTTGAAAGACTCGGAATTTGCGGAAGTTATAGATGTCGCCGAGGCGCTTCTGTTCGTTCCCGGCTTCCTTGTGAAACTCGCTACGCCCATCAGGGAATTCTATGCCGACGGCGGGTCTAGCTTCTCGTGGGGATGTTGCCGAACTGGCTGGATTTATGTCGAGAAGGAAGTCGACCTTGAGCCATCTGTCATAAATTGGGCTCGGGCCGAAGTCGGGCGGCAAAAGGCGAAAGCCGCCGCAAAGGCTGACGCAGCATGAAGCGCAAGACCATCGCCACGCTCGACGGCATCTTCGTGCTCAACGAACTCACCGGCTTCTATGAGCCACAGACCGACGAGCCAGAAAACCACGGCCGCTGGCCTCTCTTGCACTACGCATTCCTAGCCGTCGCCGTGATCGCCATTGGCTACTGCATCGCCAAGGCTATTCACGCTCTCGCATGAGCAACATGGTTTGAGGGGCACATGGACGACTACGATCCCCAAGACGACGCCGTGAAGTCCTACTACGCCGCAATAGAGGCGAAGCGGCTGCGCGGGGATGCGGCTATCCGCAAGGAAGTGCAGATCGGCGACTGCCGGCTCATCCTTGGCGATTGCCTTGAGGTACTGCCGGCGCTCGGCAAGGTCGATGCGGTGGTGACCGATCCGCCATATGGCATCAACGCGGCGCGCGACCGCAACTCGGAGAAATGGGGCTGGCGCGATTTCCCGGTGACTGGATGGGACAAGGACCGCCCATCACCGGAAGCGTTCAAGGCCATCCTCGGGGTCGCCGACCATCATGTCATCTGGGGCGGAAATTACTTCTCCGACCTTCTTCCCGCCTCAGATAAATGGCTTGTTTGGGACAAGTGCCAGACCGACTTCTCTCTCGCGGATGTTGAGCTTGCATGGTGCTCATTTCCCGGCGCAGCCCGTCGCATCAGCTACCCGCGCTCACGCGCCCTGCAGGATGGCAAGGTCCACCACACCCAAAAGGCCCTTGAGGTCATGTCGTGGTCGCTTGGGCAGCTTCCCAAGGGCGTCCATACCGTCTGCGATCCTTATACCGGCTCCGGGACAACAGGCGTGGCCTGCGTGAAGGCCGGCCTCTCGTTCATCGGCATTGAGGTCAACGAGCATTATTTCGACATCGCCTGCGAGCGCATACGCAAGGCGTACGCCCAGCCAGACATGTTCGTTCCACGCCCGCCAAAGCCGAAGCAGGAAAGCCTCTTCAACGGAGAGGCCGCATGATCCGCATAGAGATTCCCTTTCCCGTGCCGCTCTCCGCCTGCTTCACAAATGCACCTGGCAAAGGCCGCGTGCCTACATCTCGCTACAAGGCATGGCAGACCGAAGCCATGTGGTCGATCAAGGCGCAGCGCGTTAAGCCGGTGGGCGGACAGGTCTCGGTATTCATTCGCCTCGTCGCTCCCGACAAGCGCCATCGTGACGCCGGCAATTGCGACAAGGCCATAGGCGACATCCTGGTCAAGGCCGGGATCATCAAGGACGACAGCAACAGATACATCCGCCGGCTCACCTACGAATGGGCCGAGGAAGGGCCGCCCTGCGTAGTGGTCATCCAGGAAGCAGAACAACTAGCAGCATAAGGGCGCAAAGCGCCACATGAGGGTTTGGGAAATGGGCAAGCGTTCCGATTTCGCGCGTCGACCGATGGACGCCTACGCGACGCCGTTCTCAGCGGTCATTCCGTTGATTCCGCATCTGCGTGGAGTCGAGACATTTGCGGAGCCGTGCTGCGGCGAGCTGGATCTGGTGAACCACCTGACCGGTTTTGGCCTCCAATGCGTCTATTACAGCGACATCCAGCGAGGCCATGACGCGCTCGATCTGGTGATGATTGATGCCGATGCGATCATAACCAACCCGCCGTGGACGCGGGAAATCCTTCACCCGATGATCCGGCATTTCCAGCGGCTTGCGCCGACTTGGCTGCTTTTTGACGCTGATTGGGCTCATACGCGCCAGTCCGCCCATCTGATCGCCAATTGCAGCCACATCGTAGCCGTCGGGCGCGTGAAGTGGATTGCCGGCTCAAAGTACACAGGCAAGGACAACTGCGCCTGGTACCGCTTCCACGCCCAACACCATGACGGGCCGCGCTTCATAGGCCCGATGCTCAAGGAGGCCGCATGACAGACTTCGATACATTCTGGGCGGCCTATCCCCGTCGCGTCGCCAAGGGCCACGCGCGATCGGCCTTCGACAAGGCGATACGCAAAACCACCATCGAAAAGATGCTCTCGGCGATAGCGGATTACATCCGCTTCAAGCCGGAGCGCATCGACTTCAAGCACCCGGCGACATGGCTCAACGGGGAATGCTGGGACGACGAATGGGCCAACGTTCCACGGGAAACAAACCGGAAACGAACCTTCGTAGACGCAGCTCGGGACAGACTCAATGGACGACATGGCACTGATGGAAGTCACCCGGATGCTCAACGCTTTTCCGATGAGCAATACCAACCCGGATCTGACGCTGGAAACATTCGAAATGGCTACGTCGGGCCTTTCATCGCAAGCCGTCATTGAAGCTGCGCAGCGCTTCGTGCTTGGCGACGTTCAGGGGCAGGCAAAGACGTTCGCGCCCTCAGTTGCGGAATTCGTTGCCGAAGCGCGCCGCCGGCAGGAATACATCGACATCAAGGCAAGGCCACGACTACCGGCACCTCGATACTTCCCCGGCCCGCTTGCACCCTTCCAGGTTCGCCAGGAAAAGAGAAGGGCAGAATACGCCGATCGCCCCGTCATCGAAGCCAATGCCCCGCTGGACAAGTTCATTGCCATGTCGCGGGCGAAGCAATTGCCGGTCGGGTCCGTGTGGGTGGCCTGCCTTGGCATTTTAGGGCCAGCTTCGAAAGAACAAACCATCATCAAAGAGGGAACGAAATGAACGTCTTGCAAGGGGCTTGCGTGCTTGTGCTGTGGGAATCCGGCCGTTTCGACACGCTCGATATCGCGAAGGCACTCCATGTTTCGGAGGCCGATGTCTGCCGCGTTCTGGATGCCGCCAAGGAAAGGCGACGCGGCCCATCATTCATGGTCATAGAAGGATCGCTCGCATGAAATGGTCAGCGGAAGCCCGAGAAAAGGTCGCCACAATGCTTCGCGAGAAGAAGACCGCGAAGGAAATAGGGGACTTCTTCAACGTCACCAGGAGCGCAATCACGGGGCTGATAGCACGTGATATTGGGCTTTGCGCTATTGAAGACCGCAGACGAGGCAAATCGACGGCCGGCGGCAAGGTAAAGCGTCGGACGGCAGAAGAGATTCGCCAGTGGCGCCGTGAGTACAATCGCGCCTACGCAGCCCAACGGCGAGAGAAGGCCAAGAAAACCGGCACAATCATCCAGTTCCCGGCCAAGACGCGCCGCTCGCCAGAGCGGCCAGACCATAAGCCGCCGCAGCTTACCGTGGTTTCCAATAACATCAGCCTGATGGTGGAGGACTGGCTGAAGAAGCATGGCGGCCCGCGCCGTTTCGCCGACAACGACACCACCAACGACATTTATGTGGCCGAATACCTAAAGGAACGCGGCGTGATCGCGAGGCGCACGCGCATGGATTGGGGATCGGCCGGTGGCCGATGGAATGTATCTCGCGGTGCCGGCCGGCCAAAGGCCGCATCATGGGCTGACATACTTCGCATCGCTGACGAGTTCAGAGTTGCGGAAGGGCTACCTCCGTTCAAAGCAACAAACGAGCCGCGTAATTATCTTCGCGGGGCTCGGGCATAGCCCATTCCTCCAACCACGACACGGGGACACCATGGCAGCACGAACCAAATCAGCAAAGCTCAAGGCAAAGCGTGAACGCGGGCGCCCGACGCTGGAAGTGGAGTACCGTGAGCCTAACGGCAGAGCTTCCCGAGCCAAGGAGCCACCAGACAAGCTCGCGCTTGAGACGCGGGCACGTCGCCTCGGGCTGACGCTCATCCAGGCCAAGGACCAGAAGGCGGAAACTTTCATCGGCTATCTGGCAATCCTCGGGCCACGCGATGGACTGAGCGAAAGCCAATACGAGGCAGCAACGCAATTCCTCCGGCTCAGGAGCGATTATCTCCTATCGAAGAAGGCACCGAACGCGCTTGTGGATAGGGAAGGCGGCGGAACACCTAGCGATGTCATATCGCCCGAGTATGTGGACTGGTGCGAGAAGGTCGATGATCGCTACAAAGCCTGTCGTCTCGCCATCCAGGAATCGCAGGGAATTTACCGCACCGAGAACCTTTGGGCGGCGATCGATCTTTGCATCATCCAGGGCCA